CCTATAATCTTTCTTTGTGCTGTTACATAACTTGATGAACTTCCAAAAGATGATACTGCTTTAACTCTTACATCATATGTAGATTCATCTATTACATTTAATACTCTTTGAAATAACCCTGAACCTTGTGAATGAATAATAAAATCTGAATCTGTACTAAGCTTATATTCTACTTGGTAATAATCAACAAAACTATCAGGTGAAGCACCAATCTCAATATCTAAAGCTGTAAGAGGTGTTTCATTATATTGTATTAATTGGTCAGTTAAAGTTACACTTGCTGGTGGTTGAACAGTAAATGGATTTGGAAGTGTTGTGCTTGGTACTGCTGTTGCTTGTGTTTTAGTTGCAAAAGTATAATGTGAGTCTTGGTGTTCTACTAAACCTAATCCTACTGTAAAATCTTCATTGAAAGTCATACTTAAAACTCTAAATGGTTTAGCTGAAAATCCTAATGAACTATGTGTAATATTTACTATATCTCCTATGGCTAAATCATAAGAATTAAAAGCTACATTAATACTTAAACTTAAAGCATCTCTACTTCTTCTTAATATAATTTCTGCCATTTCTTCAGCTTGGTATGGAGAAGTAATAGTTTTAAAATCAAATCTACCCTCTAATAAAAAACCACCATCAGCAGTTTTCATTGTTGCGTGTTGATCTGCACTTGGTAATCCTGAATCATCAATAGGTGGAAATTGAACTTCGTCTATTTGAAAGTTTCTATCAGGATTTACAAAGCTACATATAACTCTATTAAACTTACTATTTTTATCAGGGCTTACTAAATTATATCCACCAACTATACTATCTTCTGTTAATGTAATTGAAGCACTTCCTGTTGTTTCTATAATTAATTGATATTTTCCAGCACTATAGGGTAAGTAACCTCGACAACCTTTTAAGAACTCTCTTACATTAGAAATAATAGATGCTGATGTATCAACTGCTGTATTTGTGTCAAAAATATTTATATCTGACCCACCTGAATAAGGTGTAACTTGTGTAACGCAAACTTGTGAAGCATCATAAAAACTTTGTAAATCTATTTCGCTAGTTGCTAATCCTTTTCCATATCTTGTATTTCTTAAATAATCTAATAAGCAAAAAGCTGGGTTTGTTGAAAATGTTGGTGATGATTCATTTAAACTTGCATCTAAAGTTACAACTTTTTTACCTTGTACTTTAGCTTGTATTTTAGGAACTCCAGCGAATACATCTTGATTCCATTTAAACCGAATAGCAAGATAAGCTAAACCTGATAATTTATGATTACTTCCCCAAGACGATAATGTAGATAATAATGTTGAAGCTGATTGTCCGTCTGAACCATAGTGAGGTTCTACTCTAATTAAACTTTCTGAATCTTTATAAAAATTACTATCTGAACTATTAACTTCAACTGCTGTATTATCTGCTAAATCACTTGCCCAAGTAACAGGTTTATCATCTATTCTTATTTCCGTAATATCATTTATCTCTCCCTCAGATAATACTAGGCATATGTAAAGATAAGTGTTGTCTGTTCCTGATGTTTCTACAAAGACTCTAGTACCACCAATTAATCTTTCTCCATATACAACAGGAATACTTGCGTCATTAGATTGTTTGTTAATTAATAAACCTTTTTCAAAGTCATCATAAGAAGATACTCCAAAATCATTTACTTCTGGTTTTTTAGGTCTAAACAACCAACCAATCGCTAATGTTGTTATTAATGCAGTAACAGGATTATTAACAAAACCAAATACTTTTACTATTGGTTTTGCAATACCAACTGCTTTTTTAAAAACACTACCCCAACCCATTATGATCTACCCCATTTAATATCTAATACAGTTTGACTTGAAAAATCCATTCCAACATCTGTACTAAAGAATCTTTGTTGTGATGTATTGTTTGTTTTTCTTCCGTTCTTTTTATCAAAGTCTGCCCAATGAGATGCAACTTTTATATTTAAAACACTTGCTGTTTCTGTTTCTGAAATATTAAAACCCTCAATATTTCCTTTATATAAAAGAAAAGGGTCAGCTATAAGTGTATTATCATCTGCTAACAATCCTCTAAAAATAGTTACTTGATCGTTAGTTATATTTTCACTTAATGCTGTTGAGATAAAAGTTTGATCTGCACCTGATAAACTTAATGATAAAGTTGTTTTGGTAATATCTATTTCTTCTGTAAAATTAGAAACATCTAATACAAAAGATGATGCTGTGTATGTAACACTAGAACCTGATACTGATGAAGTTAAAGAAAATGCACAATCAGTAAGATTTACAGGAGTCGAAAAACCAATCGTGATAAGATGTATTGGTCTAATATCATTTGTTGCTAGTTCGGTCTTTACTGCTGTCGTTAGACTTCTTGTCATCTTCGTATGTTCTCCTATTTACTTTAACATTTAAAACTTTAATGATTGCTTTATCTGATGGTTCTTCATATTTGCCAAGATTATTATTGACGATATTAATATCTTTTTCATCAACTAATTCTTCAGCTAGAACATCAACTGTTGCCCAATGCTTAATTAAGTATTTCATTACAAAGCTTCTTCGACATCAAATTGGTATTCGTAATATAATTTGCCATCATTAGACACACCACTTACACCGAACTCTTGTATATCATTTGTAAGATAGACAGTAAATGGAACATTGTCATAAGTTACAACTGAGTTATCTGCTACTGTTGCTATAAGAGGTGGTTCTATTGTTACTGTTGAAGCATTACTAGAAGCTTGTACATCTGCAACTACCATATAAACTTTAGTATGTGATGCGAACTTAATAAAATCACCAGCTTTAAATGCGTGTGGATTATCGTTGTGGTGTGCGTCCATAGCAATCGTTGTATCTCCTACTGCGTGACTACCATTGACTAAAACTGTTCCTGTTTCATTACCTCTAGCATCATTTATTTCAGGTGGGATAATTGTAAAATTTTCTTTGCCTGATCTTTGCTTCATAATAAAAGCCATAAGTTCTCCATAAACATCTGATCTTGATGCTGTAACAATCTGAACTGTAAAAGCAAATCTTTGTCCGTCTATTTGTCTTGCTAGTTTCTTACCACTAACTGTTTTAGATATAATAGTATTTTGAATTGACTTTATTCCAAAAGTTCCGAATTTTGCATTTGATATTGGGAAAGCACCTGACATTAGATTAAGTTTTTACTCCCTCTTTCATTTACTGCGTTATTAATTAATTGAGTTATTGTTCCTCTATTTCTTACAAGTAATTCATCAAATCCTGACGCATCTACTGTATTGATATTAAAATTAACAGTAGTTGAACCACCACCACCGCCACCTCTAGCAGATTGTTGTATTTGACCTGATTGATTTGGTACAAATAATTCTGCACCTTGTTCGCCTACCATATAAGGTTGCCCTTTTTGAACAGCACCACCACTTGCCAATCCTGTAAATCCAAGTAAAGCCATTGGATTACCTGACATAGCCATCATAGCCATTTGTAATTTTAATTGTTTTCTCTTTTCTCCTGTTATTTTATTCTCATCTTCAACTTCTTCTTTTTTCAATAGTTTTTTTATTCCTAATAAAGCAACTTCTTCTATTAAATGTGAAAGTATTTTAACTAAAAGTGATTGTGCCATTTTTCTAAATGATTCTTCTAAACTTTTACCTAACACAACAGCTTCTGCAATAGCTTGTGAAGTTTTTTTAATTCCACCTACAAAACCCTCAGCAATTATATTTTTAATATTTTCACTTTTCTTTTTTAAGTCTTCTAATCCTTTGTCAGTTAATTCTCTAATTTTATCTATTGTATCTGTTATTGCTTTTTTAATTAGTTCAAATTGAGTTTTAGCTTCAAATATTGGTGGTAAAGTTTCTATAAATATTTCTTTCATTTCTTCTAACTCATTTTTAACTTCTAACTGTTGTCCTGTTAGTTCTTTTACTAACTCAATAATCTTGTTTAAATTTACAATTAATATCGCCGCACCACCTATAAGAAGATTTTTCTTTGTAACTTTATTAAATAAAGCCATAGCCATAGTTGATGCTTTAATTGCAGTTGCTAAATTATAAAAAAAAGCAATTAGTTTAAAAGCTATTAATATTTTTATAGTTTCTACGATAGCTGTAATATTTCTTTGAAAGAATTTTAAAACTTCAACAGTTGCTTGTACTGCAACTGTTAAACCTCTACCTATTGTTTCTCCAAATTGTTTAAATGTTTTTTCATTTTCTTTTACAAAGGTATCTAAAAGTTTAAATTGTATTTTTAGTTCATCAAAGAAACCTGAATCTAATATATCTCTTTTAAAATTAAAAAATGAATCTCCTAACATAGAAATAGTACCCTCAAATGTATCTGCTAGTTCATTTGTTGCACCATCAAATTTTCCACCTCTACCAAAGACTCTTTCAAATGCCGCCGCAGTTTCTTCTACTGATACAGTTGCACCAGCTTTAAATCCTAACATTGATTTTACACCACGATCTCTAAATAAATCCGCCGCACTAATACCAGCACTCATTGATCTTTGAATCTGTTCTGCTGTTGTCCTAAAATCTAATCCTGTTACCGCCGCAACATTACCTGTTATTTTCATTAAATTTGCTAGTTCTTTAGCATCTTTAGAAACAACTGATAAAACTCCTGAACCAGCTTGTATTTCTTCTAGTGAAAAAGGAACTTTAGAAGCAAACTTTGCCATCTCATCAAAAGCTTTAGCACCCTCAGAAGCACTACCAAATAAAAATTTTAATCTTACTTGTAATCCCTCTATTTGTTTTCCTGTATTAACTAATGATCTAATTGCTAGTCCAGCACCTAAACCTATGAAAGCATTTTGCAAATTGAATACTGCATTTTTAACTTTAGATAAACCACCTTGAACCGAACTTAATGCCTGTTTCGATTTATCTTTTGCTACTATGTCTATATTAAGTCTTTGTGCCATTATGTTTTTAACCTTTTCGCTTCAGCTAGTGATGTTCTTGTTTTATACTCATCTTGCTCTTTTTTCAAGTAAGCTAACCAAAGATTATAATGGCTTATGGGCATCTCTAAAACCTCTTGAATTGTGATGTGGAGTCTGTCTGCTACAACCAATAGCGACCTCGTGTCAGGGTCGCTTTCTACTTTTTTTCGGCTTCCTCGTAATTAGCATCTGCAAGAATACGATTTGCAATAGTAGCAATAACATTAGAATCTGCTTTTTTTCTTAATGCAAATTTATCTTCAGGTTTAAAAGCTTTAATATGTTCGCCTTTATCGTTCTTAACTTGAAGTTTCATTATAAGTAAATCAACAAGAACAGTTAAGTCTTGGAAGTTATTAGACTTCTTAAATATAATGTTTTTTTCTTCTAAGGTTAAAGGTTCAGAATAAAAAACAGATGGATTTCCGTTTTCGTCTTTCCATTCATCAACTTCAATAGTAATAGTTCTTAAATTCTCAAAGTGAGTTTTAACTCTATCTATAACTGACATATATTAATATTAGACAGTTCCTATTGTTAATGCACCTGTACCTTGAAAAGTAACAGTTCTTGAAACGATTGCGTCCATAGTATTATTTACAGACATTCCTGTAACAATTCCTGAACCAGCAAAGCTTCTGTCGCCACTTGCATTACCCTCAGGTAATAGAATAAAAGCGATTGTTGCACCAGCAACTAAACTTGTTTGTGGTGTATCTGTTTCAT